AAGACAATAAAAGCGTGCGAATTGACCGATATTTGCTGCTGTAAGCGCGATGACGACTGGCATTTCGCCAAGTGTAAGACGTTAGCGGCCCCAAGGTTAGCTTACCGGGTCGAGGGCAACTATTGGCTCTATCGGGGGGACAGGTGATCCGCACTGATGACCCCGATAAGCCGGCGGTGATGGGTGACCAGCCGATTATCGGCAAGTGTGACCTGTTCGGGCCGACTATCGGCCTTGAGTGGGTGTTTACCCCTGAACCGAAGGAAGAAGTACCGGACATGGTGCGAGTACCACCTAGGGAGGTGAGATATGGGCAAGAGAGGTCCAAAGCCAGCCCCGACGCATCTGAAGCTTCTGAGGGGGGACGACGAGCGGTATGTGAACCGCGAGGAGCCGATCCCGTCGGACGAGGGGGAGGTTACCCCTCCGGAGGGTATTCGGCCTGAAGCCCTGGAGGTCTGGAATGAGCTAGCTCCGGACATGATCGACAAGGGCGTTTTGACTGCGTGGGATGTTCATCCGTTCATGGTGTTCTGCACGGCTGTGGCTGTCTATCGGGAGTGTGACGCGAAGATGGGCCATAACTACACGGACCGCGGCGCGGCCGGCGGGATCATCAAGTCCCCGTATTGGCAGATCATGCGCGACTGTGCTGACACGATGGCTAAGTATTCGTCTCGGTTCGGTTTGACACCGGGGGATAGGGCTGACCTGAAGGTCGGCGCTTCTGATGACGGTCCCTCGACTGGCGCGGAGCGGATTCTTGGATAGCAGGGCGCACCAGATCCGCCTGGAGCACATCATCCGCAAGGCTGATCTGCATTCTGAGGTGCTGGATAAGCACGCGAAGAGGGGTCCCCTGTTCGCCGCTGCGGTTGCGCAGCTGCAGGGCCTAAGGAGGTCCCGCACGATCCCGTAGCTGCTGTGCCAGTAGAAGGCCTTCTGACGCAGTGAACAGCCTGGAGAAGACGCCTTCGGGGCCGAAGTATAGGGCGCGGATTTTGTCGCCCTCAGCCTTGATGCGGACCATCTCCACTTTGAAGCTTGGATCCACTCCCAGGATCTCAGGTATCTCCATGTCACATACCTTACCAGACTGGTAAGGGGAAATCAATCTGAAAGGAATCATGACCGCTCCTACCCCAAGCATTAGCGTTGGCAACCTGGTTAACGATGTTAAGACCGGCTTGACGGATGTTATCGCCGTTCTGGCTTTCATCGACAAGTTCGCCGCGTTTCTGCCGGCCCAGTACCGGTTGCCGCTGGAGGAACTGCAGAAGCTTCTGCAGACCGTCGACAGCTTCCTGTCTAAGGTCTAGCAAGGTCTAGCGCCGTATACGGATTTATTATACGGCTTTATAAACCCTTATAAACCTAACTATGCCGAGAGGAGGTGTAGTCGTGGAAGCCTGTGGCTACACCTTTTCTCGGCACGTTTCCGGCAAGACCTACACCCTCGTCACTTGCAATGAGGTGGGGGAGCATTTCTGCATCCCCCGGGCCGATAAGGCTCAAGCTTTTTTTGAGGAAATCCTCTGCCACACTAAGGGCCGTAAGTATGCCCGTAAGAAGTTCATCCTGGCCGGTTGGCAGCGTGACGAGATCATCCGCCCGATGTTCGGCCGCGTGGTGTGGTCTGATGAGAATGGGTGCTATAAGCGCCGCTACGAGATCGCCTGGATTGAGCTAGCCAGGAAGAACGGCAAAACTGAACTCTTGGCCGGGATCATGCTTTATCTGCTTATTGCTGACGGGGAAGAATCTGGAGAGATCTACGGTGTTGCCCGTGATATCAATCAGGCGAAGCTTGCTTTCGATGTCGCTGCGCAGATGGTTAAGTTCTCTCCGCTGCTTTCTCGTGAGCTTAGGATCACTGAGTACAAAAAGCGTATCTATCACCCCAAGACGAACAGCTTCTACCAGGTTATCGCATCGGATGCTAAAAGCGCGTTGGGTAGCAACCCGAGTGGCGTTGGTGCGGACGAGATACTGGCTTGGCAATCGGGGGACATGTGGGACTCGCTAAGAACCGGTATGGGTTCGGATGCCCGTCTTCAACCGTTGATGGTGGCGTCGACCACCGCCGGTAATGACACTGAGGGCTTCGCCGGCCTTAAGCATAAGGAGATGGAGCGCGTCCTGGAGGATCCGGACCGCGAGGAGTTTCGCCACATCTTCGTCTATATGCGTAATACGCCGATGGAAGCCGATCCGTGGGATGAGGCTAACTGGCCGTTCGCCAACCCTGCTCTTGGCTCCTTCCTTAGGTGGGAGGACATGCGCCGTCAGGCCTCCGAGGCGAGGCTGAACCCTGTCGCCGAGATGGCGTTCAGGCAGTTCAAGCTCAACCAGTGGCAGAACTCGATGATCCGCTGGATGAACATGTTCCTCTACGACAAGCAGGAGAACAGGGACGTCGTCTTTAAGACGGGCACAGAGGCTCTGGATCACTTTGTCGGCCGTGAATGCTGGTTCGGCTTGGACCTGGCCGCGCGCCAGGACTTGTGCACCATCTGCTACCTGTTTCCCAACCCTGACGACTCTTGTGACCTGGTGTGGCGTTTCTGGATGCCCGAGGAGGGTGTCGCCAAGCTGGACCGCCTTAACAAGGGTCGGTTCACCACGGAGTTTATCCGTAGGGGCTGGTTGACGGTCACCGAGGGCGACGTCTTGGACTTTGAGCGCGTCTACGCCGACATCGAGGCCGACGCCAAGCGTTACATCATTTTGGGCGGGGATGCCGACCAGTGGTCGATGGACCCCGTCCTGCAGGAGATCGAGCGCCGTGTTTACTGCGGTGAGATCTTCTCCTACCAGAACGACTACGCCCACATGTCCGACGGCATGCACAGGGTGTTCGAGCTTGTTCATGGAGGTAAGTTCCTCCACCACGGCAACCCTTTGGCCCGGTTTTGTTTTGACAGCTGCGAGGCGAAGGTGAAGGCCGACGACCCCGACCAGATCAAACCCGTTAAGCCTGACCGCATGGTTGCCGCTAAGCGTATTGACGCTGTGCCGGCCGCGATCATGGCATGTAATGCGTGGTTCGGTCGCGGTAAGCAGGTCATGTCTATCTACGCGAGCGAAGACGTAGACGTCCTGTCCCTTTAGGAGACTCAGATTTTCAAAAACTCAATACAGAAGCTCACCCGCCGGCGTCTTTTTGTGACGATGAAGCCGGGTTGTGGCTACGACTTCGAGGGCGTCCTGCTGCGCTCAGATAAGAGCAGGGACGGCTATCACACCTTCGCCGACGTCACGGTTCATCCGCCCGAAGGGCAGCCAGAGAAGCTGCAGGGCGAGAGCTACATCCTCCGTGGCGACGTCTACATGGTCCAGACCATTCCGGCCAAGACCAATGCTAACGGTTAGAGGCTCAAACATCCCACTTGCCCCCCAGGCGCTTGCTGAACTCGAACCCATCATCCCTCAGGGTTACTACTACCCCGAGCACATGGGTATGGAGTTGGAGTACCGATACGCCTTGTATGGGGAGATTTATCTTCACCAGCCGTGGGTGAACGCGGTTATCCGTAAGCGCGCTGACGCTATCGCGCGTCTCCCGGTGAATGTGTGGGATGTCAATAGTGACGGCACCCGCGATCTTGACACCCAGTCCCAGTATGCGGCCCTACTCGCCGATCCGTGCTCGAAGATGCACCCTTACGAGTTCTGGCACTGGTTGCAGACCACGCTGGACATTTACGGCGAAACCTACCTGGTGATTGTCCGTAAGGACCCCGGGGACAACACCTCGCAGCCGATCGACCTGCTGCCGATGCATCCCTCCCGGGTGGCTATCAGGCGTGACCCTGAGGACGGCACCTACACCTACTTCTTCCAGGCCGGTTCCGGTATCAACACGGAGCTTGTCAGCTTCCCCGAGACCAACATCGTCCCGTTTAAGATGTTCAACCCGTCGAGGCTTGAGCGCGGTATGTCGAAGATGGAAGCGCTCCGGTCGACCATTTTCGCGGAGGATTCGTCCCGTACCGCTACCTCTGCGATGTGGCGTAACGCCGGCCGGCCCAACGTTGTCCTGGAGTCTGTGAAGGCTCTGGGCGATATTGGCCGTAAGAAGTTGCGCGCGGAGTTTGACGGCGCTCACGCCGGTTCCGGAAATGTCGGCAAGACCCTTGTCCTGGAGGATGGTGTCACCGCCAAGGCGATGCAAATCACCGCCTTGGACATGCAGTACATCGAGTCCCGCCAGCTTAACCGCGAGGAGGTGTGCGGTGTTTACGATGTTGCGCCCCCTATTGTTCATATTCTGGACCGAGCCACGTTCTCGAACATTTCTGCTCAAATGCGTGCATTTTATCGAGACACAATGGCCCCTCCGATTGAGTTTATTCAGTCGGCTATAGACAAGTATGTAGGTTCTAATTGGACCCGTAAGAACATCATGAGGTTCGCGGTCGACGAGGTCATCAGGGGCGATTACGAGGTGCGTGTCGAGGCTGCCCATAAGGGTGTTGCCACGGCTGTGCTGACGCCGAATGAGGCGCGCGAGCTTATCGGCCTTAATAAGTACAACGACCCTAAGGCTGACGAACTGTGGGCCAACTCCGCTATCCAGCGTCTTGGCGAACCGGGCGAGACGCTCCGCATGAGCGAATCTGCGGTTGGTGTGACACCGGATGGTATCCGGCTTGCACTGGCCACCACCCCTGTTGCTTCTTTGGACAACGGTAAGCCGACATCGGTGCCCGCAAGGCACCCGGCTCCTCAGGCCCCTCAGCCGGGGGGTGCGGTTGCTCAGCCCAACACTTCAAATCCCAGTACCCACTCGTCTAAGTACCTTCGCCAGATCAAGGGCGAGGTTGGGCGCGGTCGGAGTACTGCGGAGCTTAAAGAATTCGCTAAGGCGCTAGCGCAGAAAGCTGAGTCCGAGGATGAGCTTAAGGACATCCTGTGGGCTGTGCAGACCGCCGTCGCCGATAGAAAGGCCACAACTGAATAATGGATAACGTCTTCGGTAAGGCGTTGGCGGAAATTCGGGACTTCTCTAACGATGAGAGGTTCGGTCCGCATGGCGGTTTCACCGCTATCGCATCCACGGAAACTAAGGACCGGGATGGCGAGAATGTGTACGCCAACGAGTGGGAGCTTCCTCTCCCTGATCACATCACTATTGACGCCGATCACGGCATGTCGTTGGCTACGACGATCGGTTCGGCTCACCCGTATCTGAACGAAACGGGCGAGTTGATGATTGACGCTAAGTTCTCGTCGATCGCCCGCGCCCAGGAGGCTCGCGCTCTTGTCACGGAGGGCCACATTAAGACGGTCTCAGTGGCGTTCCTGCGGCATAAAAACGAGAAGGCGGGTACGACTAAGCGGGAGCTTCTGAACGTCGGCCTGGTGGCTATCCCGGCCAATCCTGAGGCGCAGATTCTTGAGTCTAAGGCTCTGGATGTCCGCGCCGAGGAGGTCGCCGAGGAGCGTTTGGAGACCAAAGCCCCGAAGCCTTACGGGAACGTGACTTATGCGGATCCGGAGGATGGCAAGTACCCGGTCGACACGATTGCCCACATTCGTGCGGCGCTCGCCTACATCAACGTGCAGAGAAATTATGACGCTCTGGGTGATCACGCGGCTCACGTTAAGCGCGCTATCGAGGCGGCTGCAAGGGCGCACGGCATCGACGTGTCCGACAGTAAGGCCCTGGAGGGTGCCGAGCTTGAGACTAAGGCGGAAAAAGAACCGCCATCGGTCACGGTCCGCATTGTTCCTAAGCTCGACGAGGACGCCCTCAAGAATGTCATGGGGGAGATCTTCACTAAGGCTGGCACTGCTGCGGGTACCGGTAACGGCGCGCTAGTCCAGGCCATCCACGACGCCGCCGGCCACTTGGGCGCGGTGTGTGTCATGGAACCCGCTGACGACACGGATTCCGGAGCTAGTTCCGGAGCTAACAAGTCCGCCACTGAAACAGAGGTGGCAACTAAAGACCTGGAGGCTTTCGATAAGTCTCTTGATGAAGTACTAACGCCAACAGATTCGCCCGATGATGCACCCGCTGAGGCCGCTTCCGCTTCCGACGAGGAACCCGAACCCGCCGACGATGCCGCTGCTAAGTCCGCTGATGACATGGCGATCCGAATGGGTGCTCTGCGAATGCAGGTCGCCGCACGCACCCGACTCCTGTCGGGTAAGTGAAATCCAATCTAACACAAAGGAATAACTGAATAATGGCTACTAAGCCACAGTTGCAGGCTAAGGGTCAGGAACTCATGACCCGGCTTGATGAATTCTCGAAGAGGGAGGACTGGGACACGGTCGAGGCTAAGACCGCCGCTTTCGAGACTCTCGATGCGGAGTTCAAGGCCTGGGAGAACGACGTTCAGACTAGCGAGTCTGCTTCCGCGATGGCGGCTAAGCTTGAGGGCTTCGGCGACGTTAAGGATGTTAAGGGTAACTCCCTTCCGAAGTTCGAGATCTCCCACCCCTTCGACAGGGCCAGCCGTAGTGCGTTGGCTTCCAAGGTGTTGACCGCGGGTCCTGAGGTCGAAAAGGTTTTGTCGGTCAGGGACTTCCGCAAGATGTTCGATGTTGTTCTGGACGAGGCTGACACGGCTCCCATACTGGGTACTAAGGATGCCACCGAGGGTAACAACCTCATGGGTGACTTCGTTTACGGCACAACGGGTCCGACCGCGATTGGTCAGGCTCCGTTCGGTACCGGTGCGTTCGCCCCGGGGATCCTGCCGGATTGGCGTCCAGGGATCGTTGAGCAGCTGTTCTTCCAGCTGGCGATCGCCGATCTGATCCCGTCGTTCGCTACCACGTCTCCCAACATCTCGTACCTGACCGAGTCTCTGTTCAACTCGCAGGCTAACGCTACCGCTGAAGTTGCGCTGTACCCGTTCTCCAGCGTTGAGGTCTCCCGGGCCTACGCTCAGGTGGGTAAGATCGCGAACGCTCTGACGATTTCTGATGAGGCAATTGCCGACGCGCCAACGCTTTGGAACTTTGTGCAAGGTCGCCTGCTTCTGTCGCTTCAGCGTCAGGAAGAGGTCCAGATCCTCGCGGGTGCGTACCCGGGTGTTGGCGGTCTGCTGACCTTCGCGGGCAACTTCACGGCGTCTTCGGCCAGTTCGATCTACGGTGCGACTTCTGCTACCGGCACGAACGTCGCCTTCCCGGCGGCTGGCACTAACGGTGCTGGCGTGCAGTCTCAGACGATCGCTTCGCTGGCTTACGGTCGTAAGATTACTGGTCCCACGGGCTCTGGTAAGTATGCTGACCCGCTGACGGTTTCGCTGCAGCTGAAGGACGCGTTCGTCGACATCGAGTTGGCCGTGTTCCAGTCGCCTACTGCGGTGATCATGAATCCACGCGACTGGCAGCGCCTTGAGACCGCTCAGGATGCTAACTCGCAGTTCATGAATACGAGCATGTTCGGCAACGTTTACGGCGTTTCTCGCGGCCCGGTCAAGTCCCTGTGGGGCGTGCCGGTTGTCACGACTCCGCTGTTCCCGGTCGGCACCTACCTTACGGGATGGTTTGACGCACAGTCGATTCAGATCGCGCGTCGCCAGGGCGTGAGCATGCAGATGACCAACGCGAACGGGACCGACTTCGTGAACGGCAAGGTGACCGCTCGTGCTGAAGAGCGCCTGGGTCTGCTTGTTTACCGTCCTACCGCGTTCGAGCTGATTCAGTCGGTTACCGGCTAAGTAAAAGTGCACTGTCGGACACACCCCTTCTTTGTCTCCTACGGGCGAATTAGGGGTGTGTTTGGCGGCACTGAAAGGTGGTTATGAATACAACGCATCAACATGTGGTGGTTAAGGACGTTCGCCCACCGTGGCTGGATGAGAAGCCGGTCGTTATTGGCCGTCTTTACCCGCTGCCCGCGGAGTCGGAATCTGAACTGAAGTTCACCGCCGAGGCTGAGACGAAGGTCATCAAACGCCCGAGGCATAAAGATGAGGACGAGGCTAAGGCCGCTAAGGCTAGCGAGAGCGTCAGTCTGAAATGACGTTTGCATCGCAGTTGAGCGCGGCCTTCACGCCGATCGCTGCGGTGTACGACGCGGCCAGCACCACGCAGGCGCTTAACTGGGCACAGGACTACATCACGTCTTACTGCAATCAGGCGTTCGACCTGGTCACGGCTGACGTGGCGTTTATCGACCCGATGTACCACAGTCAGGCCTTCCTGCCTCAGGTGCCGGTGGTCAACGTCGAGTCGGTGCAGGCCCTCCTGCCGCCGGTCACGTCGATCCCTGGCACGGCTTTCACCTGGCAGACGCTCACTAACTACGCATTCGTCGCGCAGACGGGGCTGATCTACGACACGACCTATGAAATAGGCGTGCAGTATTGGGGAAGTCCTTCATGGCCGTGGATGCCCGGTAGCTTGCAGGTGACCTATGACCACGGCTATGCCACGATCCCGCGTCCCCTTATCAGTACCGGTGTGCGTTTAGCGCAGCAGTACCTTGAGAACCCCACGCTGCAGATGCAAAGGCGAATTGGGGACTCTGAGGACCGGTATGCCGGTTCGGCGGGTGTTCTTCTGAACTATCTGGACAAGGCCATCCTGGACCGTTACACGATTATCGGGATCTCATGAGAGGGGAGCGGCCTTATCCGTTGCCTTCGGGCATCTGCCTTCAGTGCGGCGTTCCTTACTATGACCGCCCGCACGATCACCGGCCCTTCGGAACCTTAAGTCCCGAAGCGGCTGAGCAGTACTGGAGGGAACGTGGGGCTCAATCCCGGGAATGACACCGTAACGTTCACTAACCCGGCTATCGTGGCTGACCGCCTACATGCGGTTACGGCTGTCGGTGCCACCTCTTTTACCCAGACGGGGTGCAACATGCAGCCCATCTCGGTGGGGGACCGGATAAGTGATACCGAGTATTCGGAGGCTACCGATAAGTGTATCTGCCCTCCGTCGGCGAACATTCAAACGGTGCAGTCCGAGTGGACGGCCACCTTCACTGGTCAAAAGTTCCGCGTGCTGGGTGTTAAGCCTTACCGCGATTCCCCGTGGGGCCGGCTGGACCACATCACGATCATGTGTAAGGAGGAACGTGGCTAGCGCTGCCTCTTTCATCTCTACGGCGGTCGATGTGGTATCTGAGATCGACTTCGCCGCGATGAATCTGGATGCCACTATCGGCGAGAACGCGGCGATCCGGCAGGAGGTCATTAACATGACCCACAAGTGCCAGGAAACCGTTATCTCGATGTGGGACGAAGACGACCACCCGTGGGAAACGGGTGAGTATCGCGAGTCCATCAGCACCGAGTTTGAGACTAAGCCCAGCGGTTTCTTCGTCGGCACTGTCTACACGAATGACAACAAGTGCTTCTGGATTGAGTACGGCGCGGAGCACATGCCGGAATTCGCACCGTTCACGCGGGCCTGTCTGGCTTTGGGCGGGCATGTCATCGAGCACGAAGAGATCGAGCCTTACTCCAATCAGGGCAATAGCTATCGGAGAACTTCGGAGTCTTCGTCCGGACCCGGTTCGCTACATAGGGGCATGAGTGTTAGCGCCTGATGCCGAGGAACTGGTGGTTAAGTATCTGTCCACTAACGGCTTGTCTAACGTCTCGGTTGAACTGCCCGCCAATCCTCCTATGCCGTTTTACCTGATCAATCGGGTGGCCGGCGGGGATGACGGAGTCACCGACCAGGCGATCGTTAGCGTGCATTGCTTTAACACCACACACACGGGTGCTAGTGACGCCGCCAGGGCTATGAATAGGCTGATGAACTTCTGGGTGCTTACTCCCCGGGTAGTGGTCTCGGTGGGCGGTAACAATGTCTATATCGACTCTGTCCGTACGGTTGAGAGTCCGATCTGGCGGCACTACTCCGACGAGTTCAACATCCATCGTTATGTCGCACGGTATGAGATTTGCCTGCGCATGAATCAAACCACCTAATCTTTACCCACAACTGAAAAGAGAAAACTTAATATGGCACAAAGTGCTACTGGTGTGCTGTGGCCTTCGCTTACTCAGCAGAATGGCAACTGGATCCGGAAGTGGCTTTATGGTTCGGTGTTCATCCGCAACTGGGATCCGCTAGGTTCTACCTCTCTGGCGGGCTTCACCCCATTCGCTGCGGACGGCAACCTGGACCCGAAGCTGACGGTTCCTATCGCTCAGGGCGGTTACGGTTTCTACGATGTTGGCGCTCTCACTGAGACTGGTGTGGAATTCACGCCTAAGTTCTCTGTCGACGAGACCAAGATCTGGCAGTCCCGCAGGTCGCAGCGTACCGACATCACCCAGGATGACGAGGAAATCATGTTCTCGTGCACCGAGGGTATCCCGCTTATCGACTACCTGTTCTACAACCTTCCGCTGGTCAACATCCCGTCGGTGGGTGCGAATAACTACAACTTGCAGCAGCCCAACTACTCCGATGTCACCTACTACCAGTTGGTGATTGTCGGTGTTGACGGTTCGGTCAACCCGGGTGGTGTGGCCCAGTACGACGTTGAGCTTCGGCCGCGCGTTTCGCTGTGCAAGAAGGGCAAGAAGCAGTGGGCCGCTAAGCACATCGACATCACCGAGTTGACGTACTGCGTGCACCCCGACCCGGCTTCGGGGTTCTCGGCTGCGAAGCTGCGCGGAGGCATTGTTTGGACCGATGAGGGTGGTGCGCCTACCTTCGCTGTTCCTAACGCGTGGCTTGGCTCTCCCCCTGCCGCTAACACTGCAGCCGTTCTGGCCCCGTCGGGTCTTGGCGGTGCGCCTTCTACTACCGGCGGCACGTTCGCAGCCGGCACTTACTACTGGACGGTCACAGCGACCACGGCTAACGGTGAAACGGTTGCCTCGAACGAGATCACGGCGACCCTCACGGGTTCGACTTCGTCCAACGTTTTGACCTGGACCCAGGTCACTGGCGCTACCGGGTACAAGGTTTACCGCGGCACGGTTTCCGGCCAGGAGAACAAGCTGATCACCACGATCGGTTCTGGTTCGACGGTTACTTACACCGACACCGGTACTGCTGGTGCGACGGGCTTCCCGCCAACCACCAACACCGCGACGATCCCTGCTCCGACGACTCTGGCTGGTACGCCTTCTACGGCCGGCGGCACGCTCGCGGCTAACACCTACTGGTGGGTTGTTACTGCCACGACTGCGGCCGGTGAGACGGTTGCGTCTAACGAGATCACCGCCACTCTGACGGGCGCTACTTCGTCGAACGCGCTGACCTGGGCCGCCGACACTGGCGCGACCGGTTACAACATCTACCGTGGTACCGCGGCTGGTGGTGAGAATGCGCTGGCTGGCACAAGCACCACCAACGCCTTTACCGACACGGGCGCTAGCGTGTTCGCTAACGCGATCGGCTCTGGTAAGGCAACGCTTAAGTTCCAGCAGCCGACGACACCTCAGCAGTCGTTCACCTACACTGTTACGCAGACCACGGGTGGTTCCACCACTCCTGCGTCGGTGCTTAGTACCACGGTGGCGGCTAACGGCGATGTCACGATCACGGTTCAGAGCTTGACGGCGACGAACGTCTACACCTTCACCGTGAAGGTGACGGCGGGCGACACGCTGTCTGCTACCTACCCGGTCTCGAACAGCATCACCGCTTCGTAAGTTTGTACCGTACGTTTATTTTCGAGTAAGCGTACACATTCATGGGGAGAAAGGCCCCTGGCATATTTCTGTGCCAGGGGCCTTTTCTCTTCGCAATAGATTCCAAAAGGGGAAAACATGGCCAATAGAGCCGAACGCCGTAGGTCCATGAAGATCTCGGAGCTTAGAGAACAAGCTATCGAGGCCATGAACCATACACCATACATCGAGTTTGAGGATGTTCTCCACGAGGACGGTACACCGTTCCGTGTGTGGCATCCACTCCTGGTCGATGATGAAGCGCAGAAGCGCATTGATTTAGTCCAGTCCCGTAGGGACTTGGACCGTGACGACAACGACGTCGTCAAGTTCCCGAACACGATTAAGGGCAAACCGGCCGATCCTGACGTGATTCGCTTGGCTCGCGCTGTCTTGGGTGCGGATGAGCATAAGAAGTTCCTCGCTGCGGGCGGCAATTCGCAGGACATCAACATGGCTTGGTTGGTCATGCAGCAGGAGTACGAGGACGCTAAAGAAGGTGAAGAGGACCCAAAATAAGGGAGGCTGTTCAGCTTCTCCAGTATTTCCCTGAGGAGGTGGAGTCCGATCTTCTCGTCCGTGGCTTGGATGTCGCCGATTGGTGGAACCTGTCGCGGCGGGAAGACGGCACCCTCAAGCTGTCCAGTCGCCGGCTCCTAGCGGTTCTTAAGCATCTTCCGCAGGATTCGGCGTTCATGCGGGCTTTGCGTGAGGACTGGACAGACGAGGAGTACGCCTTCTTCGGCATCCTCAATGAGATGCGTTATTGGCGGGCTGATTTTCATTCGGTGCACGGCCAAGAATTTGAACCCACTATCGTCCATTCGCCTGCTCAGAGACGTGAGTCACTTGAGGACTTCGAGGAGAAGTTGAAGATTCGGCGGGGGATCGCGGCACAACTGAATAGAGGTAAATAGTGGCTGGTAACGGCATCTTCATCAAGGTGCTTCCTAAGCTGGAGATGGCGGCTCTCGCTGCGACTATCGTGCAGATGGAGAACGCCTTCAAGAAGGCTGGGCTGACCATTGATAAGTCCCTGAAGTCAGCTAACGATGCTCTTAAGAAAACTCAGGACGAGGTTGAGCGGACCGCCGCGGCCGAGAAGAAGCTTGCTGATCAGCGTAAGCGTGATGAAGCTGATCTTCAGGTCGCTAAGGAGAGGACTAACCAGGCCACGCAGGCTCAGGCCGCGCTGGAGTCTAAGCGTCTCAATGATGTCGTGGTGGCTGAAGCCAACCTGGAACGGGTGCGGCAGGCCAACCACTCGAATCAGATCGCGCGGCTTCAGAAAGAGGCCCAGGCCGAGGATGACTTGGACAAGGCCGCTGCTAAGCGTCAGCAGGCCGCGAAGCTCACCGCCGCCGACAGTGCGGCGCAGACGAAGGCTCAGGCCGACCTGGAGAACGCCCGCAACAGGGCCAACCTTGACACTAACGCTCCTATCCTGGCGGCAACCGAGGCGGAGAACCGTAGGCGTCAAGAGCTTACGGACACGATCAACGCCCAGGCCGCTGCACACGATGAGCACACGAGGGCGGTTAACGCCAACGCGGACGCCCACGACAGGCTGAACAGTCAGGTCTCCAACTCTAACCGTGGCCTGATGATGTTGGGCGCGGGTTCTGCCGCTGTAGTGGGTGCCGTGGGTTACGAGAGCATCAAGACTGCGAATGAGGTTCAGCAGAACATGAACCGCCTGGTCACTATGGGCCAGGAGAAGCTGAACAGCATCGGCTCGATGACGCAGCAGGTGTATCAGCTTTCCACGCAGGTTCCTTTCAAGCCGCAGGAGCTTAGTGAGGGGCTTGGGCTGGTCGAGAAGGCGGGCTATCGCGGTGGGGATGCGCTCAACGTTATGTCGGTCGCCGCCAAGACCGCCATAGCCACCGGGGGTGACCTGAAGGAAACACTCGAAGGTCTCACCACTTCGTACAACGACATGGGTATCTCAAGCGAGACCGGCACGAAGCTGCTCACTGACATGAACCAGATCGCCGGCCAGTTGATTGTCACGATGAGGGATCTGAAGACCACCGATCCGTCTTCTCTGTTCAAGGGGTTTTACGCGGTTGAACCGACCGCTAAGACGTACATGTCTGGGCTGATCCAGCAGCAGGGTGGTGCCGCCGCGTCGGCTCAGATTAACGCTGCTTTGGATATTTTGTCTCAGACCGGTATGTCGATGGAGCAGGGTTCGCAGAACTTGTCGGGGCTTATATCCGCCCTTGGCGCTCCTCAACCGGGGGGTAAAACGTACACCACCCTTGGGCAATTAGGACTCGTTCCGGAGAACATCTCAAAAGATGTCAACACCCAAGGTTTCATGCCGGCCCTGAAGACGGTCGTGGACGCGGTTAACGCTAAGACGATTAAGGGTGGTCCCAATCAGGGGTTGGTTGATATTGGGTGGCGCTACAACAACCAGCAGACCCAGGATCTTATTAACCAGGATTTGGCGGGTCTGAGTGACCCCGCGAAGAACTTCCTGGCGCAGCATCCCGAGATTGAGAAGGGTATCGCGCAGAACTTCCTGATCCAGAAAGCCTTGAAGGATACGGACATCTCGGGGCAGGAGGGGCAGGATATTCTTACCCTGTCCCATTGGGAAGCGATGCTGCACGGTCAGAGTAAGAATGTCAAGGCCGGCGGCGCTACGGAGCTTACTCAGGGCCAGGTTGCCCAACTTTTGTTCGGTAGTGGTGACCGAGCGCGTACCTTTTTGGCCCTGACGGCGAATCCGGAGCAGCTTCTCAGTAAGCCTGCTGAGATCGGGGAGGGTGGCAAGGGCAACGCGCTTGAAGAGGCCTTCCACCAGGCGATGGAGACTAACATCGAAAAGTGGAGGCAGCTGGGGTCCAATGTCGGTTCTCTCGCGGGTCGTATCGGTAATGACCTGCTTCCCGTCCTGAGCGGTGTCATTGACGGCTTCAAGGGCATGATGGACTTTCTCGGTAAGCATAAGACGCTTGCCGATGAGCTTCTGATCGCGATGGCCGCTCTCGTCGGTGCCGCCGGTTTCACGAAGCTGATGAGCGGCATTGCGGCTTTCTCCGGAGCTTTGGATATCGCAAAGACTACATTCGGTACTACCGTCGTAAAGTCTGGCACGGATCTGTCCACGCAGGCGACTCAGGCTGGCGATGAGCTTAAAGCGGGCGCTAGTACCACTAGGGCCAGGCTTGAGGGTGCCGGCACAAATCTTGATGCGGATGCGGCGGCAGCTGGCACTGAGCTTAAGTCCAGCGCTATGACTCTGGGCGGCAAGTTCAGGGGTCTAGCTGGCGGGCTGGCGGGCGTTATCGGGATGATTGGCACAAGCTTCTTACCGAATAGTGCGCCGGGGAGCGACTGGGTTAACGCGGCCGCAGGCCTCTCCTGGCTGGCTGGTCCCGAGGTTGGTATCCCTGTGACTGCTGTTGCAGCTACCTGGGATTACATGGACGGCGGTCAGGGCAAAGGCCCGAACTTCGGTTTCGACACGAACGTTTACGGGCCGACCCCGCCTCCTGTTCCCGGCGGGCTGCCCCTCCCGGGTCAGGCCCCTCCCGGCATGGCCAGTGGTGGCGTTCTTCCTGGCTATTCCCCGGGTAAGGACAACCTTCTGGGGATGGTCAACGGTCGTCCGATTGGCCTTTCCGGCGGCGAGGGTATCGCAGTTCCGGAGTTCGTTCAGGCGATCGGGCCTGGTAACTTCATGGCTCTTAACCGTTACTTCAGCGGTGGCCGTAAGCCGGGTGGCGGCGGCATGGCATCTGGCGGGGTTCTCCCCGCGATAGCGGACGCGATGACGTCGTTCCTGGGCAACATGTGGGGTTTCCCTGCTGGTGTTGACCCTTGGCAGGCGGCTGGGATGTACCAGGCGTCGATGTCTGGCGGCATGCCGATGGCGGCTTACGGATCCATGCCGATGATGGGCGGCATCATGCCGTCCGGTGGCCTCAAGGGTATCGCTCAGCAGCTTTTCTCCCGATTCGGCTGGGGGGCTGGCGAGTGGAGCGCCTTCGATCAGCTGATCACTAAGGAATCCAACTGGGATCCTACCGCTAAGAACCCCAGTTCTACCGCTTACGGGTTGGGGCAATTCCTTGACACGACGGGTGCCGAGTACCCCGGCTCACGTTCAAGCAATCCGGTGGCCCAGCTTATCGCCACGATGCAATACGTGAGGAACAAGTACGGCACACCTTCTGCGGCGTGGGCTTTCCATAAATCTCATAACTGGTATGCCGGTGGCGGGATCGCCGGTGGTGGGAATATCAATCCCGGCATCAGTATTGATACGTCTACGACTAATCCGTTTGTATCGGGTGCCGGATTTGTGCCCGCCATGCTGTGGGGTCTGTCTCCGACAGGGGCTGGGGGTTGGGACTACCCGGTCTTCCCCAATGGTCAGGATCCAAGCGGCGGTTTACCGGGATGGTCGCCGCGGATTCAGGCGCGGGGCTATAGATGGTCCGACGGCCCTCAATCGGGGTTCTCCGGTGGTGGGGTTCTTGGCTACGACGGCGGCACACCGGCCCTCCCTTACACACCGGGTATCCCTTTCGGACCTGGAGACCCCGCTGGGCAGCCTGATCAGTCCAATTCGGACACGGCCATTAACGCTCTCTTCGACGGGCTTAAATTATCCTCACCCGGGATGGGCACTAGACGCCCGTCCAGCGATCCACCCGGGATGAATTTTACTGTCAATGCGGCGAGGCGAGCGCAACAGGATGCCGCGTTGGCTGCCGCGGAAGCTGCCGCGGCCAGCCATTCCGGTTCGGCCCCTAGTTCGTCCAGTTCCGCGGATACTTCCTCGGATACGCCTAACCTGGATCCTAGCTTCATTGGCGCTGGTCCCGGCAACTTCGGGATGCCAAGCCTCTCCGGTTACGGGATGCCGATGTCGTTTAGCGGCACTGCCGCCAACGTCATGTCGTTCGCCAACTTCGCTCAGAGCCTCCCCTACAACTGGGGCGGCTTCAGTATCAATGGCGTTGACTGTTCCGGTCTGGCCTTAGCGTTCGCTAACGTCGCCACCGGCCGCTCTCCGTTCGACAGGAACGGCGGCGGGGTGCATCCAATGTCCACCATGAATGAGGGCGATTACCTCTCTTCGATGGGCTTCCAGGAGGGCTTCGGTGGCCCTGGTTCGCTGACTATCGGATGGGACGGCGAGCACACGGGTATCACGTTGCCGGATGGCACCAACATCGAGGCAATGGATAGCAAAGACGGCGTTGTCATGGGCAAGGGATCTAAGGGTGCCAGAAATCCCGCCTTCACCCGTGCCATGCATTTGGACCTACCGGGTATGCAACCGGGTGGTATGCCATCCATGATGGGAATGCCCGGTATGGGTGGTTTCCCGGGCATGGGCAGTAGTAAAGGTTTCCAGGGCGCTGATATGGGTGGCTCTGTTAACCCGCTGCAGGCGGCAACTAAGTTCTCGCACGGCAACATTATCTCTGGCCTTGTTAGCCTTATGACCACATTCCTATTGGAACTGGCTATGGGCAATCCACTTGGCCGATTGATGGCGGGTCAGGACATGGCCGGAAATCCCCTTAACGGAAACATGACTAACGGGTTGATGCCTAACGGAACCGTGTCCCCGTTCTCTCCGCAGTTCGCTCCCATGATGAATGCGAACACTGATGCGTTGACGAATTTCAACGGTGCGTCCAATGAGCAGATCCAGAATACGGTGGAGCAGCAGAACGCTCTGCTGAGGATTCAGAGCGCTCAGGGACGGATGGCTAGGGCTAAGACCCCGGCGCAGTACGAAAGTGCGTCTATTGCCCTACAAGAGGCCCTGAATAGCTATCAGGGCTTGGGTGCGAGGCAGGGGGAGCGCGCGGCGAGGGCCGATGAGAAGCTGGGCGACTCTCCGGACACCCTCAGTCGTATGCAAGCCGATCTGAAGCAGAAAACTGATCGCCTCCACGAGCAGCAGGCGAACCCTAAGACTAAGCCGTCAGCCATTGAGGCCACGCAGAACGAAATTACCGGCATCAATGATCGGATCCGTAAGTACACGGATCGAACAATTCCCAATTTGCAGGCTCAGGCCGGCGCTAATGCGCCAATAATGGGAAACGCTAACTCTCCCATTGGCTATCCCGGCTCTCCCGGTGGCTATCCCGACGCTAACACCCCCATTGGCTATGCCGGTGAGGGTGCTCCGTTTGGCGGGAACATGGTTTCGCCTAACTCGTTCTGGGGTTCTAACAGTGTTCAGGGTAGCCCGTCGCCCTCTATGGCGGGTGCACCCGGGGCGCCGGCTGGTATGCCTCTGAAGACGCGTCAGCCCTCTGAGGGTCAGGGCGGTTCCGGTGCCGGGGGCAAGGCCAACAACCCGTTCGGCGGGCTTTTAAGTATGGCCGGCAGCGCCTTATCGTCGGCGGCGTCGGCGGCGGGCAACATGTTCGCACCCGGTTCGGGTGCAGCCGCCTCGGAGGCCATTCAGATCGGTGAGCAAGAACTTAACCGTTTGGCTGCTTATGGCGGTCAGGTGGCCGGGATCATGGCGATGGCCCCTTTCGAGACCTTCTTCCCCAATCTGTCCGAGTCGGGCGATATGACCGGCGGGTGGATTGGTAAGGCCCTTAAGGGCGGGCTTGGCGCTGTGATGAGCAGCGGTCCCAACGTTGCCGGTAAGACACAGCCACCGCTCCAGAAGAAGCCTGACGAGCATAAGGGTGGTCCAGACAAGATGGGCGGCAATGACCACGCGAAGATGGGTGACGCCAATAACGCTAAGAAGGATCATAACGTGATTGGACAGTATGTGGAGAATCAGCATTTCCACAACTCTGACACCAGCCAGGTTACGCAGGACATTCATGGGGCTATGGGTAAGTTCTCAAGCTTCCAGGGGCCGGGATACTTTTAATGTCTTGGACTAGTATCC